CTCTAATAGTCCTTCGTAGATATCTCTTGATTTTTCAACCACTATTTCGTGGAATAATTCTTCTGCTCCAGCTTTGTCTTCGTTGACTAGCTTCTCGAGCATTTCTTCAAATTTATTACTCGCCATTATTTTCTCCTATAAATTGTTGTACCTATGGTAAGGCTGTCCATTGTATTTAACGCATATAGAGAAAAGTGTATAGAAATAGGCTCAAAACGAGCCGTTTTTTACATATCAGACTAAAACAAACCGATTTTTGAACTCTTGAACAGTAATTGTGCTGTAGTTTCCAAGTTTATTTAGTTCCTCTGGACAATAATTATCTGGTGCTATTACCCTTATAAACTTAGTTTTTTCATGTTCTTTTACTACACTAGATGTTTGACGTAACCAATTTCCAAAAAATGTAGCACTGTCCTGAGATTTTTTGTAGTTAGGAGTATCAGCATACAAGTTATTAAATTTCATGCCGTCTTTTAATCCTTTGTAGTCAAAACCTAGTATATAAATTGTTTTGTGTCGATGTTGTGCTGATAACCATAATGCTGTTGGTCCACTTGACCAACCTTTTCCTGGTTGAAAGTAATTAAAATGTTGAAGACCTTCGTATGACTTATTATAGTTTGTCCATACTTGATTTTTTTGTTGATACATTGATTTATTAATCTCTAATATCATTTTAACATCAACTGCAACCAAGTAATCTGGTCTAAATGTTCTATACAAAGCATTACATCCGTAGACTGGTCCATACTTTTTTAGTTCTTCAGGTTCTATACTTGATCTACTCAAACCATTACCTAAAACAAATGCTGTATTTTGATTGTGGGCAAATCTGCTTTCGTCTACTATTTCTTGTTGTGCAAAGTTTATTGGTTGGGCACGTTTAGAAAAATTTTCTTTTTTGTCGCCAGACATTTTTTCCAAGCGTCTAATCTCCATTAAACGTGTTGCTTCTTGTTTTGAATATTTGGTCTTATCTAATTTTGCCATTAAACACCGGCAGCGGCTGCTTGCGCTGCTATCCCATACATCTGTCTAACAAAATTTAATTCGTCAGCTTTTTCATTTGTATGTAGCTCGCTTGCTTTCCTTGCACGGTTAATTTGGCGTAGGGTGAGTCTTGTTTTTCTTGTATCGTCAAAATTGACAATTGAATCATCATATTCGGGCTCATAGCGATTATCGTCTACAGGCTCAATTGTTTCTTTATCAAAATAAAATAATTCTCTTAATATCATAATACTATTTATATCGTTTGATCAGTTGCTGGCGCCGCGCCCGGAGCTCCTGCAGTGTCACCGCCTGTTGCTGTTTCTGGCGGAGTTGCTTCTGTGCCGATTTCTGGTTCTTCACCTTCGGGTGATATATCCTCTGCTCCACTAATGTCAGCACTAATACCTGCTGAGCTGATACCTGCTCCGCGCATTTCTGCACTTGCATCTGATGCTGGTTGATCTAATGTTTCATCATTTTCTTCACGCCACATACGCTCGTTCTCTGCAATTTCTTCTGGACTCATACCTAAGAAACGTTTCATTGCAAAACGATTTGAAATATATGGTATAGCACTCATCTGTGTATATGTTGGTACACGAGCATTGTCCAGTTCTGATTGTCTATATGCTGCAAAGTTTTGAGGTGGTTCAAATTCTAAGTCAAACATTGCTGTGTCAATGTTTACACCCTTTTCTAAAAGATATCTTTTAAATTCTTGGTTAAAGTCTTCTATAACAAGACCTTGTAAACGCTCACAGTAAGTGTTAAAACGCAATTCTTGAATAAATGCTGTACCTACTCTACCATCATTATATGATGAAGTTGCGTCATCACCGCCGGTAGGCAAGTAGCTGCTAGGGATTCGTAAGCCACGTACGAGCTTATTAGTAAAATATCGTAAGTCATCAATTTCTCCTAGGTTAGTTCCGCCAGGCAGTGTTTCAACTTTAGATCCTCTACCTTCTGCTGTTTGTGGGAAAAAGTAATCTTCGTTAATTGACAGAGGATTGTAAGAACTGTCTATAACATTTGTGCCTCCACCTGTCGCTGATGGGATCCTTCTTTGATGGATTTCCGTTTTAACACGTTCGACAAATTGCATAGCAAGGTGTGATGGCATGTTGCCCACATCAACGTAGAATACTCTGCGCTCAGGCGCACGTTGTACACGATAGATAATAATAGCATCTTCGAGTAATTCTTTTTGTTTGAATACTTTAAATATTGTTTCTAATAGACTGTTGCCAAAAGGAAAGTTATTGTCTAAGCCTTCTGATAGACTTAGGTGTAACACATGTTGTGCATCAACAGCAACTTCGCCTTCTTCAATAGCAAAACGTGATCCAGGTGGCACATTAACGCCTCCGGTCATTCCTCTTGCTCCGCCAGTTTGATAGCTTGCACCAGGACTACTTATATTACCATTTGTAATATGCGGAGATGTTGCAACCATTTCTTTAAAGTTTAGGTTTACATCTTTGATAATGTACTGTTCAGGTTTCTTGCCATCTGATTCGTTTACAATAATACGTGTAAGTTTTGCAGGATCTACATGAAACAATTTTTTAGTTTCTGGATCTCTTAAAAATATTGCATCTCCGTATTTGAATACATTACGGAATGTTCTAAACATACGTGTTTCAAAATTATTAATTTTGCACCATTGTTTTAGGTACTGACCTAATATGTTAATTTCGTTATTAGTCGCTGCTTTGTTATAATGAAAATTAAAGTTAGTTCCATTCTCGTCATTTTTTTGTGTACAAAACTCAGCAAGGATATCAAGTGCGGCATTCACCTCACTGTCGTTATCCATTGTGTTATATTGTCCGTAGCGTTCAACTCTATTTGGGCTACCTACGTATACATCTGGTAAGTAACTTGAATAGTTTGATCTTGCAGGACCTGGTCGACCGTTTGCACCGCCTCCGCTTATTGGTCCGTAGCTACCGCTTAGATTGTCGCCTGTGGGCACTGGGGTAAAATATTTTTTCCAACTCATATTATGCTCTTCCTAATCCGCTCATTAAATTGCCCGCACTGCGCATTGTTCTAATCTGTTTATTTCCAATATCTTTCTGCATGTTATTTATATTAACTAATTGTAACATGGTTTGGTTCAGAATGTCAAGTTTTTCTTCTACAGATCCACCCTGTGGCATTGTAGCCATAGCTGTTTTAGCCGCTTCTGTCATAGGAGCACCTATAGTTGCCATCTGATCTTGTAATTGTTGTGCTATATCTGGCATTCTGTTCAGCATCGACTTCATATTTGGAATTATTGCGCCATCCATGCCAGCTAAGAATGTTTCTGGACCTAATTCTCCTACTTTATATGCATTACCAGCTGTAACTCCGCCGCCAATAGCTTTTCCTTGAACTGCGTCACTACGGTCAAGACTACCAACAGTACCTTCAGTTTTTACCCTATCACCATTTAATGTACCTCTAAATAACTCTGCAAAATTATTTCTTTCTGTAATTAGTTTATCCATTGCTCCGCCGCTACCAACTTCTTCTGCGATGCCTCCGGTGATATTCCTTATGCCTGCAGTTAAGTCAGCAGGGGCACTAAATGTTTTTTTAAGTAAATTAATTAAATCTAAATTTGCAGATAAATTTTTGCCTATTTGAACATTAACTGAACTAGCACTGTCTGCTAATTCTATTGTTGCTTTATTCAGTGCTACTGATATTTCTTGGCCTGCACCGCCGCCAGTTGTTTGTGTTTTGACTAAGTTCCTTGCTTCAGTTAAATAAATTTTTGCAGCTTCTGCGGTGCTTACTGTTCCTTTTCCGGCTTCTTCCATTCTTTTTTGAACAGCCTCAACACCTTCTGTAAATGCTCGTGTTTCTTCAATGACTTTGGCTTGAGATGCACCAATAGCATTAAGTTGTCCAACTGATGCAGCAAATAACTGTTGGTCGCCAACTGATTCTTTTGCAAATGAAGCTTTCGCTTTATCTGATAATCTTTGTATTTCTGCATTCTTTTGTTCTGTTTTCATGTTAGATTCTCTAACTCGTTGCATTGCTTCGATGTTTCTTGCAGTTTCAGGATGCATTAATTTAAAATTTTTCGTCATGTCGCTCATTGGTACGCCAGTTTGATTCATGTCTTGTGCAAATGCCTTCGCCGCGGATCCTAATGGTCCTAAAGAAGTCAACGCTGTGGTCATAGTTTCTGTTGCATCTTTAATGCCTCTATTT